TAGGGTCTTCGTAGAACTTGATGCGCTGACATAGGTCGTTCTTGAAGTCGTAAGGCAAATACTCACAAGCGTTTGCTTGTTGTAGTTTCAGGTAGTCAGCATTTGGATTAATTGATTTCATAAAGCGTAAAATTAAATTAGTTATACCACCAAAGCCCGACCAAGTTTCCAAGGTCAGGTGAGGTGCTGAGGTCTACAGCTAACTAGCTGAGCCCTTTTAAGGCGTTCTTAGCCTTCTTCAGGTATTTGTGAGTAGCCTGAGCAGATTGAAAATGAGCGTAGCTTTCACCTAATTCAATCAGTGTATCAATCTCAGCACGTACACGGGTCAACTTTTGGTGCGCCATCTTAGGGGTGATGTGTTCCGATGTTTGCTGACTCATTGTATCAATCAGGCTGTTAACGTTATCACGCTCTTCAGGGTTTGAGACCTCAAGGTATAATTCACGCACAGCTGAATTAAGGGTTGCAAATTGTTTCTCAGTTAAAGTGATAGTCTTCATAAAGCGTTTAATTTAAGTTTAGCATTATTGCTACCGACCACCGAAGTGGTCACGCTCTGAGCCTAAAGCCTATTTAAAGTCGCTCAGTCGACTATTTCACATTCACCTCCATCGACTACATATCCACCACACAAGTAGTAACCATCAGGTGATACGCTATCAATCTTAATGGGTGAGCCATCGTAGTTTTGGTGGTCGCTAAGCGTACCTAAATCATCGGTAATAATCAAGTATTTACCAACATTTTCAAGTAGCTCAGGGTACAAAGTATTGTAAGGTATACCGATGTGCTCATCGAGGTCGTAAGTAGCTACACGTAGCGTTTCGCAGATGAGTTGCTCTTTACCAATGTCAACAGCTACCTTGTATGCCTTACCATTGGGCATTTGGTACGTAGCGTACGTATCGTTGTGGTCTTTACCTGATAACCTGCTTTGCTTGAACGAACGAGTTACACTGCGACCCGTTAACAAGCACTCACGCCAAGCCTGATTGCGGTAAATAAGACCCACACGTGTGAAGGCAAAGTGCTCATCCTCACGGATAGGTAGCAGGTCAACCAATCGGTCAGCTAGTTGTACAATCTCAGGTCTTACCTGAGCGAACGATTTGAAGTCTTTTTCTTTGATAGTCATAAAGCAAATATTTAATTAGTTATACTACCAAAGCCCCGCATTTGTTTCAGTGCGAGGCGATGGTAGTGTTGGTTACGATTTATCAGGTGAGCATCTCAAATGCCTTTGCACGACCCTCAGGTGTATTATTGAACCAAGTTGCACCTGACCAACCAATAGTGCTTACAGCTATGCTATCATCATTTGCATCGTGAAAGCATTTAACTGCGAAATCCCCTACACCATAATCATTACCCGTGAAGTCAACAATGAAGTCACCCGATGAAGGCTTTGAAACATTGTTCAGTGCGTTTGCAATCTCTTTTGTTTGTGTGAATTTGTAAGTTGTCATAAAGCATTTGTTTTAAGTTACAGACCCCCGAAGGAGTTTCGCCCTATCAGGGCTCATCAGTGCAACTGATATCTAATTACTCAGCGTGATAACAGCCGTGATACTTACCCTTGTGCACGAACGTTCCCGGCATTGAGTCCCAATACGGAAATTCTTCCTCATTGTAAATATCCTCCAACATCATTGTTGTTCCATATGCAGTGATGGTAGGTGAGAACCTTAACTCCCCGTGTGAGCCATTAAATTTGTCCGCTACTAAGTAAGCACGATTCAGGATGATTTCTTGATTTGTCATAAAGCATTTGTTTTAGTCGTTCATTCGTTTGAACACTGCAAACATACAATACAGCTACCATATACACAAACATATCAACAAAATAATTAACACTAAACCATACAAAGCCCCGTAAATACTAGCCTCAGCAATGCAAAGTTTTTTTCAGGCAGTGTACCTAACCTTGCTATTCAGGGGCGCAATCAAGGGGTATTGCGGTGGATGTGTGGATGAGTTATAGCGTGAAATAAGGTGTGTGGGGATTGTTCCTCACCTTACTAGAACTCAGGTAATAACTAGCTGATTCTCAATCAGTTAAGCACATTAGCTGAAAGTATTACGAGCAGTCAAAAAGTCTAAAACCCTGAGCGAAAGACAATTACGTTGGAGGGGGGTGGGTCAAGCAATCCGATTCGGGGCTCGCGCGCATCCGTCCGCGTACATATATAATCCCCACTCCAGATAGAACTCAGATCAAAAAACAGGGGGGGGTGTGTTTGGCTGTAATAGAATGTTATAGGGGGTGTTTAGGGGCTGTTTAAGAGCATCTTTTTGGGCGGGGCGTAGGTGTGTATGGTGAATAATTGTTTTGCGCTTTAAAAGCGCCCTACGGGATAGTGGTGTATTGTAGCTGTATGTATTGATGCGGGGGTGCTGTACAGCTAATATAGAATATAGTATACCCTTATACAGAGTTTGCTTTGGATGTTTGAGCTGTAGGGGTGGGTGCGGCGTTGAGCGCCACCCCTAATAGGAGTTGTGTTGGTGAATGATTGAGGAATTATGCGACCAACCGTTATCGTTCTCTTTATGCAGTAAAGTTACAGCTTATTTTTGAGAATGTCAAGTCAGTGTTTATGGGGGATACAGGAGGTTTAGGTAAGCCTAAAACTCTTATCATCGTCTAGTTTAGGCAAGCCTAAAACTTTTAGTGTGTTTATTAGCTGTGCTATAGCTATGATATCTTTACTATCTTTGCATCTATGACAGGAATACTTATCTTACTGGGAATCATATGCTTATATGCTACAGTTGTACGGGTGATGGGATTAACCTTTGAGGTGCCACCACCCTTTTCTTGTGGTGAGGATGGTATATGCAACTGTGAGATGTCTAAGAATTGTAAAAAGAAACAATAGATGAAGCCTATAAAAAATACTCCTACTGTAGGAGATATTAAGAAGAGGATCAATGCTATGAGGAATTCTAAGATGAAGAATTCTGATGGTAGTGTCTCTACACACAAGATGGCTTGGGACGGAAATGACGAAGAGGGATATATGGTATACCCAACAATATTTCCAAATGATGATGGTTCCTGGACAGATTACTTATCAGATGGTGAGTCTGATGAAAACTGGAATAAGACATATGATGAGGCTATGAATAGAGGAGAGATCATATCAGGACTCTCTAGAACTATTGCTGAAGATATAGCTGGAGGATCCTGGAAGAATATGGGGAAACTAGAACTTAAAAATAAAGATATAACAAACATTATGAAACTAAAGAAGTACGGAGCTGGAGGTAAGTACAAGATGTACCAGGACGGTGGTCCTGTAAAGGCTAAGAAGAAAAAGATGTCTCCGGAAGAGCGTGAGGCAGAACTTACTAAAATGGCTGGTGTAGCTAAGGAGCGCCTAGAAGAAATGGAAGGTGAGAAAGCATACCTAGCTAGACGCAAGGAAGCTGAGCGTGAGTACAAGCAAGCCATTAAAGAGGGAGCTACTCCTGAGCAGGCTACTAAGATTGCTGAGAAGTATATGTCTATGGGTGGCAAGATGCAGAAATACCTAAAGGGTGGTCAGGTAAAGCTTGATGTCAATAAAGATGGTGAGATCTCAGGCAGCGACTTTAAGATGTTACGTGCTAAGAAGAAGTAATGAAGGCTAAGAAGAAACTAATTAAACGTAAGGATGGATCATACTCACCTCGTGGGCTATGGGACAACATACGTGCAAATAGAGGCTCTGGTAAAAAGCCTACCAAGGCAATGCTTGAAGCCGCTAAAAAAATAAAACGTGAAAGCTAAGAAAGCTAAAACACACGAGATGGTGAAGGCTCCTTCAGGTTATCATTGGATGACTGAGAAGGGTCGTCACTACCTTATGAAGCACGAAGGAGATTTTGTAGCACACAAGGGAGCTAGCCTAGAGGCTAAATTTCGCGTGAAAAAGGCGCATTGATCTTAACCTCACCCTGCATCTTATTGTAGAAGCGAGCTACAAAGATTCTACCCTTCTGGGATAGCGCGTAGCGTATACGGTAGTTCTCACCCAACTCCTCACGGAACAGGTGATCATTCTTTTCGTTGTTAGGTGCGTATCTGTTAAAGTGCTTGTAGAGGTATCCCTTCTTTAGTAGTGGATATATTATTGTCTTACTCGTACCCCACTTCTTATTGCCGTACTGCTCAGCAATCCAGTCCCTAGTCCAGAACTCCAGATCGTAAACAAAAAGCATAAACCTTACCTGTGATTCATTGACATCATAGTTCGTGGACATATCCCTCATTACTGGATGCCACAGCTTTAAATAATTGTCTTTGATGAATTTGTCGTTGATGTATGAGAAGTCTCTGAACATCTTAGACTTCGCTACCCGTCCCTTTGGCATAGCTGTAAAATTAAATTAGTATCTTTGTGCAAAGTTAACTAATTAAAACGGTATGGCTACATTAGCAGGTCAGAAGATCAAAGATAAGTACGGAAACCTACTACACGTAGAGGGTGGTATTACAGCTTCATTAAAAGATGTAGAGGATGGCAGTGGTAATGCAACCGCACTTAGCGTCTCTAGTTCAGCTGTAGGAGTAGATGCCTTGAGCTTTACTACAGCACCATTGGTATCCACGACAGAGCTTACAGCTTTGTTTCTTGACGGTAGTAACAACGTTGTTCAGAGAGATATTAGTTCAGCAGCCTTTGGTACTTCAGGAATTTTTGAAGAGACCTTTGTAGGTACTACGGAAAATGACATTGCCCTTGGAGCTGCTCAAACAGAAGTTGTACCATTCAGTAGCCCAACGAATAATATTGACTCTACGAGTTTTCATTTTGGGAACAGTCCTGCTCAGTTTAGATTAGATTCTTTATCAAGAGAATATATTGAAAATATTTCTGGCGTTAGTATACCTGTATTTATAGATATGTCTGCGACTGTTGAGGTTTCATCACCTAACGCAAGCATCACCTACACCCTTCAAAAATGGAACGGTACATCTTGGAATAATGTTAAAGCTGTAACAAGATACAAGTCAAACACTGGTTCACAGATTGATTCTTTTTGGGGTATCTTTATGTTAGGAGCAGCAGAGAGACTTAGAATACAAATTTCTAGTAGCACTGGTGGTGTAGCACTATCAATGTCTAGTCAGTTTAAATTCACAGCAAAAGAAACAGGTAACATACTTTAATATGACTGAAAAGCAAAAAGATTGCATACTAGAGATTCAAGAGCTCGTACTGGCTATTAACGCTGTTGTTAAGAAATACGATTTAACAGATGAGTTCCTAGCGTGTATTGCTATAGGTTTTTTAAATATGGATACCGTCTATGAAGATGAAGAAGGAAACGAGCGTGCAGATATGAGCTTGCTGTCTTCATTCTCTGTAGCAGACGAAGATGAGCTAGATGATTTGCTTTCCTATTGTGTGGAAGCATACAGAATGGAAGAGGAGGATTCTAAAAGCGATCCTTCAAATATAGATTACTGGATTAACTTATCACGAAGAGACGGAGATGTAAACTAAATCTCTTTTTCTTTACATAACTTAAATTAAAATGATACGTAAAATTATAATCGGGGTAAACCCTCTTAAGGCTATGGCTTATTACATAGGTCAGAAAGCCGGCGAAAGTATCGTTGATACTATCATACTAGACGACAAGCACCTACACAAATACGGAACACAGAGGTATCTGATATACATTAAGCACCCTGAAGATGGGGTAATGCTCTGGAAGTCCGTTGAAGGTATGCCGGTACTACTGGAGTACGACTGCGACTTTTCTTAACTAAGCACAATTCAATTTAATATGAAAGCAATTTATGACTTCTTTGTGCGCCTACCTAAAGCCTTTAACGATGAAGTTGAGGTGGGTGATACAACTATTTACATCGATCCAAAGTGGAACGAGTTTGAAAACCGAAAGATGGAAGCTGAGATTGTAGCTGTACCTGAGAAGTATGACACAGGTGCTAAGGTTGGCGACACACTGTACTTTCATCATCACGTTCTTATTGCCGGAAACGGAACAAGACAACGTTTGCAAGACGATATCTATTATGTCAAATACGATCCCAACAATAGCCACGCTACACAAGCCTATGCCTACAAGAACAAAGATGGCGATGTACAGCTGTTGTCAGAGTGGGTATTCCTTATCCCAGAGGATCAGCCTGATGAAGAGGTTACGGAAAGCGGAATCATTACTGAGCTAAAGAAGCCTGAGTACAATCAATTTGGGTATGTACTATATGACTCAGATATTGTTAGAGACCTAGGCTTAAAAGCTGGCGATAAGGTAATGATTATGAAGAATGCTGACTACCGTATGAAGGTAGATGGTCAAGAAGTATTCCGCACGCATATTGATCATATCTACGCAACCGGATTCTAATGGGTCGCAAGAAAATATTCAGCAGCGTAAGAGCCGGTGAGGAGCTGTTGGAAGCTATGGCTGAGGCTATACGTAACATCACCGAAGAAATAAAGCGACCTATTGATACTGAACAAACTGGATCAGGCAGGCGTGCTGAGCTAAAGAGTATTAAGGAATCTGCTTTAGATGCAAAGGAGTTAATCACTGAGTATCAGAAACTTGAGACAATGATTAAAGAACTTAAAGAGACTGGAGGCATTGAAGGCGATCAAGACTTTGGTGGTGGATTCAGTGAGCAGTTTGCTAAACGCTAATGGGTGTACTTAAAGACATAGAAGGATACGAAGAAAAGGTTATTAATATATGCCCTAACGATAGTGAGGGTGAGATTATAGAGATTGCTAATCTAGCTATACAGCTACCTAAGCAACCGGACCACAACCGTATATTGTATCACGACCTACCTGTAGAAGAACAGCGATGGAAGAGACAGGATATGCCTGTAGAACTTGCACGCATAAAGTCTATGGATGAGTGGTATGATATGCCTAAAGAGTTTAAGAAGAAGTACGAGCCATATATACGTAGAGAATTTGAACGCCGTAACAATGGTCTCTGGTTCTACAACAATGGTGTAGCTACTTACATTACAGGTAAGCATTATATGATGCTTCAGTGGAGTAAGATTGATGCCAGCTTCTACGGTTACTACCTTAAGTTTCAAAGGGATATTATGATTCACCTTGAGGCGTGCTTTGTAGACCCTAGGTGTGCAGGACAGATATACACTAAGTGCCGCCGTTCAGGATATACAAACGTAGCCTCTTCAGTGCTGGATGATGTAGGTACTTCAACCTATGACGTTACCGTAGGTATTATGTCTAAGACCGGTAAGGATGCTCAGGAGAACATCTTTATGAAAAAGGTAGTAGGTATGTATAGACACTACCCGTTCTTCTTTAAGCCTATACAGGATGGTACTACTAACCCACGTACAGAGCTAGCATTCCGTGAGCCATCAAAGCGTATTACTAAGAAGAATAAAACTGCCGGTGGTGGTGAGGCACTCAATACGATTATCAACTGGCGTAACACTACGTCCAATGCTTATGATGGTGAGAAGCTAAAAGTAATATTCATTGATGAGGCTGGTAAGTTTGAGCGCCCTGAAGATATCCTAGAGGTATGGCGTATACAGCGTACCTGTTTAATGGTGGGTCGTAAATTTGTTGGTAAGGCAATCATTGGATCTACAGTTAACCCACTAGATAAGGGCGGTAGAAACTATCGTGACCTTTGGGATATGTCTGACCCTAGCGAGCGCAATGCCAACGGGCGTACGAAGAGTATGCTCTACAGAATATTTGTACCGGCATATGAAGCGTTAGAAGGATTCTTTGATCGCTACGGCAATCCTGTTATTGATGACCCTGAGGAACCTGTAGACGGTATAGACGATGAGTTTATTGAGATTGGCGCTAGAACATATTTAAAGAACGAGCGCAAGGCTTTGTCTAACAACAGTAATGAACTTAACGAGGTTATACGTCAGTTTCCATTTACAGCTGAAGAAGCCTTTAGGGATTCTACAAAAGCCAGCTTGTTTAACATTGGTAAGATCTACGAACAGATAGAGCACAATCAAGAGCTGTACCCACACCCTGTGGTTAGGGGAAACTTTGTTTGGAATAACGGAGCTCAGGATACAGAGGTTCTTTTTAGACCCGATCCTGATGGTAGGTTTAGGGTAGCTTGGCTACCTCCTATAGGACTTAGAAATAAGGTGCTGTCTGAGAACGGTAAAAAGATACCGGGTAATAAACACTTAGGTTGTGGTGGTGTGGATAGTTATGATCTTGACGCTACTGTTGATGGTAGAGGTTCTAAGGGAGCATACCACTTATACAACAAGTTTAATATGGAGCATCCCTCTAATATGTTTGTATTAGAGTACGCCTCACGCCCACCACTGGCTAGGATATTCTATGAGGATGTGCTTATGGCAGCAGTGTATTATGGGTATGAGATTCTTATAGAAAATAACAAGTACGGTATTGCTAGGTACTTTGAGAATAGGGGTTACGATGGCTATCTAATGGATAGACCAGAACATCTAAAGTCTACAGCTAGGGTAGCTGTAAAAACAAAAGGTATACCCTCTAACTCACAGGACGTTATACAGGCACACGCACAGTCTATTGAAGCTTACATTCACGAGCACATAGGTCTTAATGAGAATGGTGAGTATGGGCGTATGTATTTTGAGCGTACCCTAGAAGACT